AATTAGCAGGAACAGAAAGAGAAGTTAAATGCCCAAAAGGAGGGTTTTTAAGCAGAAGGTTTTTGCTTGAAAAAGACAATATGGGATTTTCTGTAACAAATACAATAATACCTCCAAATGGAGAGCAGCATTGGCATTATAAAAATCATCTTGAAGCTTGTTATTGCATAAAAGGCCATGGGTGTATTACAAATAAAAATACAGGAGAAAAGCATAGAATATTGCCCGGCACAATGTACGTTCTTGACAACAATGATCCGCATTCATTTATAGCTTTTTCTACAGTAGAGCTGCTATGCGTATTTAACCCACCATTAACAGGACTTGAGGTCCACAATAAGGATAATTCATATGACATTTAAATCTCCAGTTTATAACGTACTTTGCGTTCCATTTAGCCAAGTAACTGCAAATGATTACAACCCTAATGCAGTTGCTCCACCTGAGATGGCTTTATTAGAAACATCAATATGGGAAGATGGATATACGCAGCCAATTGTTACTTATTACGATGATACAAAAGACATTTACATTGTAGTAGATGGGTTTCACCGCTATTTAACAATGAAAAATAGTGAGCGCATAAGAGAGCGTGAAAATAACATGCTGCCAATTGTTGTAATCAAGAAAGAACTTGGCGACAGAATGGCATCTACTATCAGACATAACAGAGCTAGAGGTTCTCATAATATTGAATTAATGAGTACTATAGTTTCTGAGCTTGTTGAAATGGGCAAAGGAGATGCCTGGATATGTAAACACATTGGAATGAGCGTTGATGAGTTATTAAGATTAAAACAAATAACTGGTGTTGCTGCTTTATTTCAAAATCGTAGTTTTTCTGATAGTTGGGAAGCAGATGAAGAAGAATGGGCTTAGGATTTATCATCCTTGGTGGCTATGGGAGTGCTATAAAGCAGGATTTTATAGCACTATTCTACCTAATGGAAAAACAAAAGAACAGTGCAAAGAAGAATATGCAATTTTTTTATCAGATATTGAGTTGTTTAATTATTCAATGGATGAAGTAATAAAAACATGGAAATATTCTTCAGAACATTTTTTATCTAATCCAAGTATAAATAGAATAGCTTGGCTTGGGCAGTCATCAATGTGTTTGGCAAATAAAATACCAAGCACATTTAAAAGTGGTTTCTTTTTATTAGATGATTATCAAAAAATAGAAGCAAACAATGCAGCAAGGATAAAATTAAATGATTGGGAAAATACAAGATTATATTAATAAATGGAAAGAACAGGGTTATCCAATAGATATCCCTGATGAAGTTCCTGCTGAGTTAATGAAAAATAATTTAGCTCCATCATACAAAGCTATAGCAATAGCTATTTTAAAGAATGATCATGGTTTATTAACGCTTGGCAATACAGCAAAGCCATCAAAATGGTATTCTTTTTTTAAACGTATTGAACTGAGTAATTAATGATTATGAAACTGCGCCCCTACCAATCACAAGCGCATGATGCAGCTATAGGCTGGATAAAAAAATGTACATCACCATGCGTATTAGAACTGCCAACAGGGAGTGGCAAATCTTTAATTGTTGCAGAAATAGCTAATACGCTACATAAGGTTAGTGGTGGCAAGCACATATTGTGTCTTGTACCATCAAAAGAGTTACTGGAGCAGAATGCAGAAAAGTACCGAGATACTGGCAATGAATGTAGCTTGTTTAGCGCCAGCGTTGGGGAAACGTGTTTAAAACATCCAGTAGTTTTTGGCACGCCTGTTAGCGTTAAAAATAAGATTCATCGTTTTGGAGCTAAATTTTGTGCGGTTGTACTGGATGAAGCACATCGTATCACACCAACAGTTAAAAGTATTATTGAATCTTTGATGCTACATAATCCTAATCTGCGTGTCATAGGTTTGTCAGCTACTCCATACCGTCTTGGTGATGGCTATATATATAGGATGGATGAGCATGGTAATGCATATGGGGAAGATAAAGCCAAGAAGCCTTATTTTAACGCCAGAGTGTTTACCGTTTACGCCCGTGATCTAATCCAACAGGGCTATCTAACCCAACCCATTATTGGTGGCATTAACTCTGGTCATTATGATACGTTGGATATGGAGCTGAACAGCATGGGTAAGTTTGCCAAAGCTGATGTTGATAAGGCTTATCATGGCAGAGGAAGGCTCACCAGTGCGATTGTAGGCGATATTGTGTCACAGGCAGTAGATCGTCAAGGAATCATGATTTTTGCGGCTACAGTGCAACATGCGCACGAAGTTTTAGAATCATTGCCCCCAGGCTTATCTTGCATAGTTACAGGTAAAACACCAAAGAAAGAACGGGAACAAATACTGCAAAAATTTAAATCTAGGCAATTAAAATATTTAGTTAATGTATCAGTGTTAACAACTGGATTTGACGCACCACACGTTGATTTGATAGCTATTTTAAGAGCTACGGAGTCGGTTAGCCTGTTGCAACAAATAATAGGCCGAGGTTTGCGTATTGACGACAATAAAGATGATTGCTTGATATTAGATTATGCAGAAAACATTGACCGCCATTGCCCTGATGGGGATATATTCAATCCAGAGATAGAAGCATTAACTGATTATGTAGCTGGTGAAGCTATAAAAGCACAATGTCCAGAGTGCAAGGCCCATAATGAGTTTGCACCAGTAATCAATGAAGCAAAGCATGAGGTTGACGTTAATGGTTATTTTATTGACCTGGAGGGAATAAGACTAGAAACAGAGTTTGGTGAGATGTCAGCGCATCATGGTAGAAGATGTTATGGGGAAGTATTTAACAAAACCATAAAGAAACTGGTTAGATGTAGATATAGATGGACGTTTAAACCTTGTGTGCATTGTGAAGCTGAAAACGATATTGCAGCAAGATATTGTTGCGAGTGCAAGCACGAACTGATTGACCCAAACAGCAAGCTAATATCTGACTTCCAGATGAAGAAGAAAGACCCCACGCAAATCCAAACAGATAAGGTTGTTGCAATGCGAGCAACTCCCACACTAAGCAAAGCAGGAAATGAATGCTTACGGGTTGATTTTATAACCGAGTATAGATCGTTTCCTGTATGGTTCACCATGAAGATGCAGAAGCACTACGATGCTTTTATGGCGTTTACTGATGGAGGCTTTACAACGCCAAATACCATCACATATAAAAAGAGTGGTGATTTCTTTAAAATATACGACTACAACAGGAATGCCGATGAAGTTCCACAGTGATATACAAGTATTTGGCGATACAACATTTAGAGGGGAATGCCCTTCAGAATCTGCTGAAGCAGTAACATTCTTTGCAAAGTTAAGACGTGAATACCCAGACAGCTATGGTTTGATTGCAACGCACATCAGGAACGAAGGTCTAAGAACATTCTACCAAGCAACGAAACAGAAGAGCGAGGGAATGACCAAAGGAGCGCCTGATATTATTATTCCGGCAAGCGTTGCGTTCATTTGTGAATTAAAACGTCAAGACCACACCAAGTCAAAATGGCAGGATGGACAGCAAGAATACCTCTTGGAAGCCCAGAAACAGGGAGCTTTCGTCTGTATTGCTCTTGGTTATGTTGGAGCGTACACAGCATTTAATTTGTGGAAAGATAAAGAATCTTTACATTCTGTAAAATAAATATTATTATTTACCCAACTTAACAAGAAAAAGAAAGGGGAATAAGATGACTACAAAAAAACAATTAGAAGCGCTATGCGGAAATCCTTTGTTACTATCTATGGCAGCTTGCCAAAATGCTTGGTTAAGTTTGAGAGAAAATAATATTGACCCAGAGCATCCAGATAACGCTGATTTAGTATTAATGAACTGGATAGAGGGGATCAGGTTTCTTTTATCGTCTGAAGAATATTTTCATGATGCCCAGTACACTCAATGTTCGCAAGATAGAATCAATGCCGACTTAATAAAAACTTTTAAGAATATTGGGATAACAGCTTAAAACAACCGCCTCAAGGACGAGGCATTAACTACAACTATAAAGAGAACAACATGAACAATAAAACAGCAATTATATTAATCTTATCAGCCTTTACACTAGGCGGCTTTATTGGCGCAACATATACAAAAGAAAGCCATGCCGTACAAATACACAAGACTGGCTCTGGCATGTTTATCATTGATTCAAGCCCTAAAGGTGAGCGTATCTACCAGGTGTTGGAGTTGCCAACCAACGTACCATCTTTTGTAGCTCCAAGAGGTGATTTCTAATGACTTATGACGAGCGTGAAGAAGCAAGCATGGAGTTTGATAACGTAATTGATGATATGCTAACAGACCAAGCATTTGGTGGAAGTCTAGTAGCCCAAGCATTTGTAGATTACCTACAAGCATTGATTAACGCTGACATAGTAGAAACAGACGGTTCTGATTTCTTTCAACTGCTAGAAAATGCAACGTTATCCACCGAGTACACGGATATCAATGTTCTTGTCCAGAATGCAATGAACTGGAGAGCATTACAACTAATAACTTCTTGAAGGGAAGCCCACTCGCCAGCCGTAAAAAGCTGGCATTTTTTTTAGGATAAAAGATTATGAAAGATTACAAAAACCCACCATTAATACCGTTTACCAAACACCAAAAGATATTATTGGTTGCAATGACAGTTGCATTTATTTTGTTGGTGATAGAAGGCATTTGTTTATGATGACGGAGCAGGAACGGATTATAAAAAGGAGGGAGCATAACCAGCGTTACAGGCAACAAAACAAGTTATCAATAAATGCTCGTGCAAGAGCTAAAACATTGAGGTTAAAGATGCCTGATATGCCAGTTATTGATGAGCAACTAAATATTATTAAAAAAGAGGTTGCAAAGCTTGTTGGCGTTAAGATACTAACCCTTGAAAGGATTTTAAAAGATAAAAAGTATAACGCACCAAAACACATTGGCATGCACTTTGACGGAACGGTTCTTTATAATCGTGCTGAAATTATGGAGTGGATACCTTACGTCCGTGAAGCATCTGCTTTCATTGGAAAGGGTAAGATAATTAAAATTACTGGCATGGCTGCACAGATAGTTGAGTTTATGCACAAAAATAAAAAAGTAGAATTGTTTTGTAATGAACTAAGACGCAAAGAAATGGACGGGAGGCTTAATAATGGATAGAGATATAGATTTTGCTCTTATGTTACAAGTGTTGCATGTGAGAGGTTTTAGCCTTGCAGACATAGCAAGAAAGACAGGAACATCAATGAGTACGCTGTCAACGGTAAAACAAGAATCAAAGAACCCACCAGCAGGATGGCTAGAAGCAATTAATATCCTTGATTACTGGCTTAAGGCAACAGGTGAAAACCCTCCAAGAGTTGGGGATCATATAGGAGTAGATGATGAAAATGACACGCCCACTGTCTGACGACACAGCACGTTGCTTAGGTAGCAACTGCGAAAAGAAAGAAAACTGTTCACGTTACCTTAGCATTGAGGTAGATACTAAGGATTACATGTGGCATATGGACGCAAAAAAAGAATTAAAAGAACTTAAATGTACGTTGTTTATAGACTTTCGAGATAATAATTTTTACGAAAACTAACCTGGGGAATAAAATGATTTTTTATAACTGCGAAGAACTTGAAACAAAGCTGTATAAATCAAGAATGATTAACTTCTATCTTGTTATTGCTTTATTTATATCAATCATGTTTAACATTGCACCAGCAGAAGCTGTTGGCCTATACGCAAAAGATGGAACATATCTTGGCGAGATGAATGCCAACCCATATGATGCTAATTCAATTAGCAATCCTTATGGTAAGTATGGGTCGCCATACTCACCAACAAGCATCAAGAACCCTTATAGCAAGTATGGATCGCCATACAGCACGGAAAGTGTAACCAACCCGTATCTTACGCCATCAATAGAGCCGCTTCCTTCTGCCTACGAATAGTTAAACCTTTTAATTCTTTTCCTGCGGCCTTGTTCCACTTCTTAATTTCGGATGAGGCCGCCATCCAGTTACCTGCATCAACCTGTTTTTTTAGTGTTGATTTAGAATAATTACCTACACCTAAGTTATAAATAAAATCCGCAATTGCAGCCTGTTTTTTCATGTTAGCAGTTGCTAGTATAGGTGAATACTTTATTGCCCTGTCAAGCACAGCCATAGCGGTTACTAGCAAACATTCATCTGCCTTCTCTTGTGTCCAAGTAACACCTTTCTTTATATCCTTACCAGTATATCCATAACCGACAGTCCACACCCCAGCAGGGCATTGGTATGCAGTTAATTTACAACCTTCACTATCTCTAATGAGCTTAAGCAATATCTCTAATGCGCTCATTAGCTTTTACCAAATACATACGCTATGACAGCAAAAATAGCACCAACAGCAAATACAACACCACCAAAAAACCCCTTATTATTTGCTGATTCTTTTTTAAGTTCATCAAGTGCTAAAAAAATCCTGTCTGACCTTCTTCTTGAATCTTCAAGCTCTTTATGAAGTTCCTGCGTAAGTCCTTCAATTTTTTGTTCAACTTTTGCAACTCTACAATTAAGGTCTGTCACGGTTTAATCCTTGAATGAAGTTTTGACATATCATAGCATACGATGCTATTTGATCTGCTCTGTAGGCTTCCATTTTGAGAAAGTTTGCAAGTTCGTCTGAAAGTTGGTGTCTATCTTCATTGGCTCCAGTAATGGTGTTGGTATCACCAGTTTTGGTTGTGGTGCAACCACTACTTTTCCGGCTGTTGTCGTACATGCGCACAGACTTAAAAGAATCGTGCTGGCTATTAATTGCGTTGATTGCTGATACATTGGCATCCTCAAGTTCTTTATTAAGCTTCAAGGCTTCTGTATGTGCCTTATCCGCTTCTTCAGTAAGAGTAGCTAGTTGTAATTCTGCTTCTCGGTTCATGTCAGCTATACTCTCTGACATTTCTCTAATCTCTGCTTTGGATACCTTATAAGCAAAACCGTATCCAGAAGCAAAGCTTGTAACAATAATGGCAATAAAAATGTACGGCATATTAGTCCTTTAACATTACGCCAAGACCACCTGCAACACCTGTAGCCAACAATAATAGTTCATCAATAGGTTTTCCTATAAACAAAAATACTGAGCCTACAATGGCAGTTATGACCCATATTAAACCACGTTTAGTTGATGCTTCTGACCAGTCTATTTTCATCGTGATAATCCCATGCCAAGTAATCCACCCATAACAGGTAATGCTTCTTTAATCTTATTAGATAATGAATATTGATCTGGAAACATCATCTTGGAAGTTGGAACCTCAGCCTTCAAAGCATTAGCACCAGCCCGATAATTTGATCCAATATCTAGTACGCCTTTTGCCATTGAAGCACCTGGTATTGACCCAAGCATCTTACCAATACCTGGTGCGTTTTGCATTAACATAGCACCAGTATTAGAAGCATTAACAGTGCTTGCCGCTGGTGGCTTATTAATATAAGCACCAATCTTTGCCATGCTATATAACTTCTCTATCTCATCGGCATTATAAAAAGCAGATAACTTTTCAGTTCCAAACTTGTCTAATGATTTCTTAAATGCATCAGGTCTAAACTCAGCATCACCAGCAGGATTAATTCCAAGCGCTGCATCTTCTAAATACTGACCTACCTGCGCCTTTGCTTGTTGAAATGCGTCTGGTGACTTATCTTGTAAGAATGCTGTTAACCCTTTTACCTGGTCAGTATCTGGATTTAATAAGATATGCTTCTTAACAAAAGTATCATTAACAGCGTTATTATTAACAACATCATCAAGAGCTGGTATTCTTCTTAATGTTGCAAAATGGTCTGCCGCTGCCTTTCTTGCAGTATCAAATAATGCTTTGGTGTCTTTTCCAGACCCTTCAACAATATCTGCATTGTTTAAGGCATCACGCACATAACTAATTGCTAGTGCAGCATTCTTATTACCTGCTACGTTTGCTGTTCTTTGTGCGTTACTAAAAACCGTATCTGCTTGTACTAGGTTATTAACATTTAGTGGAATCTTTCCTGCTGATATGTCATTTAACATATTCCTAATATCATTAGGTAACTGACCACCCAGCATTTCTTGGTCTAACTTATCATTAGCCATCTTGCTAAACTGTTGCGTATTAACCTGAGCATAACGACCATCAGAATTTCTTGCCGCCTTGTATAGGTTATCAATAACAGATTTTTGTTCAGCCTGATACTGTTCTAGTGGAGATATGATTGACTTGCCTGCCGCATATGCTTCTTGTGATCCAGAAGATAATGTGTCCAACAAACCACGCATCTGCTGACCCTGTTCAACAAAACGATTAGTTAACGATGGTATAAGACCACGCAGGTTTTTTTCTTGTGAAAATTGCGCAGGGTCTCTTGTAATTTGTCCTAGTGTTGGTTTTATTCCAAGTGTTTCAAACTCTGCTTTTCTAACCAATGCAGCAGTATCTGGTTTTACACCAGTCTTAATTGCATTCATTATTGTTTGTTTTAAGCTTGAGATTGTTTCTGGTGACATACCAGTAACATCAACCCCACTATCCTGCATTGTTCTTAATACTGCCTCATCTGTCATCTCGTTAGCAGTTCTTTGCACAACTTCTTCTGATGCAGGTTTTAGCAATCTTGCAAATGGTGCTGCTAATGGCTTTAATACCTTACCAACTAAAACACCACCTGCCCCACCAGTAGAACCTTCTAATCCTGATATTGAGCGTTGATTTGCATTGCCTGGTGTTGTTAAGTAATTTTGTAATCCTCCTAATAATGCAGCACCACCAACCCCTGCACTTGCTTCTGGTGCAACAGCCAACGCTGGAAGTGAATTGATTACGTTACCAGCAAACTCACCAACACCAGCACTTGTTGGAGCATTCTTCATCCACTCTTGTTCTGCTGCAACTTGCTCTTGTTGATTCTTTAACCATTGCGCATCTTTAGTAAATGGCAATAATTCATTAAGGCCAAGCATTGCCTTATTACCTGTTGAAGAGATACCTCTTGCAAAGTTAAGCAGTGGACTATCGGTATTCTGTTGGACAGGTTGACTTGCTTGGATAAGCTTATCTTTTGTACCGCTAAATGAACCCTTTGCAGTTTGACGCTCAAGTTCTGCTTGAAGTGCATCAGCGTTCTGGATATCGCCACCCTTACGCAGTTTATCGATCTCACCAGTTAACTGGTCTGGTGTTGAGAATGTTGATTGTAATGATGGCTCTCCAGATACAGGACGTGAAGTTGAAATATCAAATCCATCTTTTTTTACTGGCCTTGCTGTATTTATATCAAATG